CTGCAAATAACTTTCCACTATCTTGATTTTGCATAACTTCCCCAACAGTCATTTGTGGGAGATTTTTTCCAAGAATAGAAGATGCATTATGAGTACTACCAACAATACTATTACCACTCGTTCCTTGGTTCATTGAATTGTATCCACCCTCACCTGATGAAATAAAACTGAGAAGTTTTGCATTTGCTTTCTCGGCAGATAACTGTTCTTTAGATTTATTATCTTTATTATCCTTATTATTTTCTTTTTTACTCCCACCACCGAACATATTTGTAAGAAAATTACCACCACTCTCTTCCTTTCTATCTCCCATATCTTGCTTTGCCTTTGATTTTTCTGGTCTGTTTTTACTACCAGCAAATCCACCACCCTGAGCATATGTTACACCATCTTTAATCATTGGGCGGTTTGTTCCACCACCCATAGCATTCATAGATTCCATAGTGTCTGCACCGTACTTACTGACAGCACCTCTACTCATAACAAACTCACCAGGTGCCAACATAGCAGGCACAGTATCCTTGTTTGGTCCACTACCAGGAACTTGTCCACCATCTTTCATTCCTTTTGGTTTTACTTCACCAAAGAAACCATATCTCTTTTCTGGTTTACCCTCTATTCTCTGTGCTTGCTCTTCTCTTTCTTGTCCAGCACCTGTAAATACGTCTCCAATTTTTCCAAAGAAACCTCTATCAGCATTTTGTTGTCTAATATCTGCTGCTGCTTTCTTTGTTCCTTTCTCATCTACTGCTTTATTTGCTTGCTTATCTGCATCATCTTCAACAGTTTGTGGAGCAACCATTGGTGCAATAGCACCTACGGCAGCTAATGCTGTTCCAGCAACTACTGCAGTTGCTATTGGATTCCCCATTGCTAAAGTTGTTAATCCCTTTAACATCATGGGAACTAGTTTAGCAATTTTTAATGCAAATCCACCAACTAAACCAATTATGCTTGTTATAAATCCACCAAGACCAAGACTAAATGCTAAAAAGACTGCCAAGAACGCTGGCCATGTTGCCATAAAAAAGTCTTGTATGGCATTCATTTTTTTCTCATTTGCCGGATCACCCATCCATTTAATAATCTTAACTAACAATCTACCAATCAAGACTGTAACAATAAATTTTAATACCTCTGCAAAGAAATTAGTTACTGGTTTTAAAAGTTTTTTTGCTCCACTTGCGAATTTTTTTAGTGGTCCTTTTTCTAACTTATCTTCCTGAGTACCTCTTTTTTTCTTCTCTGCAGACTTCCTATCTTTCTCGGATTGTTTCTTTGTAAATTTATTTTGGTTCTGTAAAGTTCCCAGTATAGAATTAACACCTCCCAAGATGTCTTTTAATATATCACCACCAGGTAAAAGTTTTGTATCTTTCTCTTCTTCCTTTTCAGGTTTTTTTATATCAGATGGTTTAACTTGCTTTGATTTTGCAATCACACCACCACCTACAGTTCCAGGAAGTGCCTTTTGTCCTGGAACTGGTTGTGCTTGATCTTCTGGTTTCTTTTGATCAAAGAAAGCATCTGGTTTTATTGTTGTCTTCTTCGCTTTAAACTTTGGGTCTGCTGCCTTTCTAGACTTTCTTACCTTTACTACTTCATCCAAAAGAACTTTTGATCTTTCATCTCCTGCACCTTTTGTTTTAACTAGAATTATTGCAATCGCTTCCTTTAAGGCACTAAGATAGTCCTCTTCCTCTGACAAATTGTCAAGGTCAATACCCATCTCAAGGAGGATATCAATAGGATCAGAGGACTTAACCGCCATACTTTCGCTGCTCGCGCTCTTGCTTTTCTTTTTCTTCCTTAAGATGTTGCTTTAGAAGTTCAACATAGATGTCTCGTTCCCAAGGCATCATGTTTTCAATCTCAGTTAATGAGTATTTATGATACTGTATCAAGGCAAAATTGAGTCTAAAGTAAGCCTCAAGATCCATATGGATCATGCCTAGGCGAAAAAACTTGCTAACCCCTCAAGGAGAACTTCATTTTCTTTCTTTGTCTTTGGGTTTTCAAACTTCACTGTATGCGAAAGTTTAGGCATAGTCTCAAAGAAAGTTTCAATTTCTTTGAATTGAGTGGAGTTCATTTGCTCAAGAAAGTCTTTAATTTCTTTCTTAGTGCAGTCACCAGCAGCCCAGACTTCTTCCTCACTATAAATTTTATCAACACATGAAGCAATTAAATCAAAGGATTGTTCCATTTGATTCTTTTCATTAAAATCAAAGTTGTTAGAAATGAACTGCTCAAGAGATGGATACTTCATCTCCATCATCAAGGTATCATCAATCTTAATCTGTTTTGTATGTCTATCATCTTTCTTCACTTGGATTTCGTCTAATCCAATAGTAACTTTCACCTCAGTCTCTCCATCATCAGGTGAGATTAAAGTAACTTCAACCTCTTCACCAACAGATTTGCCACGAATATTAAGGAAGAGATACTCAATATCAAATGTAGGTAGACTCTCTACTTTAACTCCCTTAGTCTGAATACAATTCTTAAGAACAGATTTGATTGCAGTCGTAATCTGTTTTGTATCTTCACTCTCCATTGCAAGAACAAGAAGTTTTTCTTCCTTGACTAAGAATGGTCGATACTGAACTGTTTGTCCTGTTGATGGCAACTCAAGATCATACTTGGGTGTAGCAATCTTTGGTAATGGCATAATAACCTATAGATATGTTTCAGTGTGATTATTTAGAGAAGTTTTTTAAGAATTATTGTACGTTACCTGATGAATCATACGCAGGTGTTCCATCAGCTTTTAATAATGGTCCATCATCTACATCTCTAAATCCAGTAGCACTATCGGTCTCAACAAATGCAGTTCCTTCTCCAGCAGTGTTGCCTACTTTAGATTCATTCTTTTGAGCTTCTGGTAGTTCTTGGGTATTTTCTTTATCTGCTTGAGCTGCCTTTACTTTAATGGTAGGAGTAGTCTCTGGGTTTATCAATTCAGTCATGACATATCTTAGATATGACATAGAAACTGTGCATTTTAAAAGACTTGATGCTTCATAAGATACTGGCATCGAAGAAATTGATATTGGATATGCTCCAATGAACTCATAAGTTAAACTATTTCTCATATCTTTTTCAAATTTTGTTATAGTTAAACCATCTGTACATCTATATCCAGTTGTATCGGATCCAGTTCCTGGATATCTAACTCTGTAATGATAATTTACACCTCTTGTTGTTATTGTTTCTCCATCCTCACGATCAATATCTTCTCCAGCAATATATCTCATCCATTTTTCAAAAATTCTTATTGCAAAATATTTTTCTGCATCAACTAAGAATGTAAAATCAATTCTATCATCATACATTCTCCTATGAGCAAGTCTTTCAGTTACACCAGTATAATCATTTTTTACTTCAAAGGTTGCTAATGAAGAACCAGGTAATGATGTCTCCATACAACTTAAATTTAGATTATCTTGATCTAAACTACTTAATCCTTTTCCAATACTTTTTATACCCTCCGGTAAAGAACCTAAAGGAATATTAACTTCATAATGAGAAGTTAATGCTGGTTTAAGAAATCTAGTTTTTAAATCAGCTATCGTCTTTGCGGATGGCATTTATAAATAGTATTTACCTTGTATATTATGTATGGCAGAAAGTATTAAGAGTAAATACAAACCATCACATCCAAACAAATATCAAGGTGATTCATCAAATATTATATGTAGAAGTAGTTGGGAACGTAAGTTCTGTAGATACTGTGACTTAAATGAAAATATCCTCCAGTGGGGCAGTGAAGAATTTCATATCCCATATATCTCACCAGTTGATAGAAGAATTCATAAGTATTACCCAGACTTTATTATCAAAGTAAAAGAAAGTACGGGGCAAATAAAAACTTATGTGATTGAGGTGAAACCTAAAAGACAGACTCAACCCCCAAAGAAAAAATCGAGAGTAACTAAATCATACATTTATGAGTGCAAAACCTATGCTGTCAATCAAGCAAAGTGGAAAGCAGCAACTGAATTTTGTGAAGACAGAAGAATAAATTTTAAAATAATCACAGAAGACGAACTAGGTATCAAATGAACCGCATAGAACCTAATATTCTAGAGTTTAAATCTGAAAAAAATCTTATTGATAGGATGGATTTGATACTATATGCATTGAATGATACTGTGACACCAATACCTGAAGCAGGAAATATATGCACCTTCAAGTATTATGCCAAAACACTAAATATTCGGTATGATCAACACCCATTAGTTGCAGTGAGTGATGTATTCCCATGGGGATTTCGTGGAATTAACTTTCATCTTAGAGATTATAGACAATATACCTGGCAAGAACTAGGAAGTCAGGTTTATATTGTCAATAGAACTGAACTTGATGACCTTATGACACTAAACTATGAGAAAGTTGTGCTAAATAGATAAAATAAGTAGTCGATAAATGGGATTATTCGGTGCAGGAGATCCTCCATGTCCAGCAGGTAGTATTTGTAGCGGTCAGGCAAGAACGTTTGTCGGCAAAAAAACTTCTCCAGGAGCTGCGGGAACTACCAATGTTACAGATCCTGGAACTGGAATATATCACGCAAGCACCACCAAGTTAAACACAGACGGTTCTTCAACTACTGAAGTTTATATCATTAAAGACGATAAATGGCAAAAAGCAGCAACCACAACTGATGGAGGAAAGACGTATACCTTTGATGATGATGTAGCAGGTGCAGGGTTTCAGAATGAACTAAAGAATCCAGAAGGAGCACTACATAAAAATGTAGATGCAGGTGTGAATAAAGCAGCAGATGACGCAAGTGTTCCCCAAACAGATAAAGCAAAGTTATTAGACTCAAATAAAAATAAAGCAGAAAACGATAACTCAGAATCTGATACAAAACCAGCAGTAGCACCCGCAGAAGAAGGAGGAGGAGGAGGACAAACAGAAGAATCTACAGAAGGTACAAGGACTAGTTTTCCAAATTTAAGATATCCAATAAACGTTGCTGACTCAAAGCAAGATATTATTAAATTTGATATGCATGAATATGTCCCATCAGAAGTTGGTAAAAGTGGAAGTGGTGATGGAGTTTCATTTGGTTTTGAAAGAGGAGACTTAGGACCATCAATTGGATCAGTTGTTCTTCCAATACCTAGAGGAATTAGTGACCAAAACAAAGCAGATTGGGGATCAAACTCAATGACTGCTCTTGATATTGCAAAGGCAGAGATTGCTAGAAGTGCAATTTTTGATGGTTTAGCAACTGGTGCAGAAAAAGTTACACAATATATGGATGCAGTGAAAAGAAATAGTGGAGCAACAGTAAGTGCTGTTGGAAATTCTCTTGCTGCGGCAGCTGCCGGTGTGGATGGTCAAGCATTATTATCAAGAACAACTGGTCAGGTATTAAATCCTAACATGGAACTCTTATTTAAGGGTCCATCATTAAGACCATTCTCTTTTAAATTTCAACTATCACCTAGAGATTCTAAAGAGGCAAGTACGGTAATTAAAATTCTGAGATTTTTTAAACAAGGGAGTGCGCCGATTAGATCAAAATCTAATCTATTCTTAAAATCTCCTCACGTTTTTAGAATAAAATATGTAAGAATGGGTGCAAATGGTGAACTCCATAGAGGATTAAATACATTTAAAACTTGTGCATTACAAGGAGTTGGGGTGAATTATACTCCAACAGGAAATTATGCAACCTATAGTGATGGCGTTATGGTTTCATATGATTTAACATTGTCATTCTCAGAAATCACTCCTATCTTTAATGATGATTATGGTGATAGTGATAACGATCAATTTATTGGATTCTAATGTCAAACTACTTCAGCAAAATTCCAAACTTCGAATATGTTAGCAGACTTCCTGATGCTAGGATATCTGATTACATCCCTGTAAAGAATATCTTTATGCGAGGTAAACTCAGAGAAGATATTTTTCAAGATGCTTCTGTTTTTACCAAGTATAAAATTAAAGGTAATGATAGACCTGATAATGTTGCATTTGAACTCTATGGAGATGCGAATTTAGATTGGTTAGTTTTAACATGCAATAATATCATTAATGTATATAATGAATGGCCAATGACTCAATTTGATTTTGAGAATTATTTGCTAGAAAAGTATGTGACTTATGATAACATAAATGCGATTCATCATTATGAAACTACTGAGGTAAAGAATTCCTTAGGGGCAACAATCATCTCTGCTGGATTACAAATTGATTCTAATTACTCAGTAGAATTCTATGA